TTTATGGATCGGAAACACTTTTCTGTTTGTAGTAATATCAGGGAAACCATAATACAAGGAATGAACAATGAAGCGATTTGATGACGAAGTGTATAGCATCCTTAACGCAGCAGAAGCTCACGGTATGATTGGCGACTCTGCTACAGCAAACAAAATATTGGCCGCAGCCAAAAAGTATTATCAGTCCGGTAGCGAGTCAGACAAAAAAGAAATTGAGGAGAAGCTAATCGCCCTGGGGAGAGAGCCCGGCATTGGCCTCCCTGTGAATTACATGCAATTCGTTAAGTAACAGATGTCAATTTTAGGAACCCGCCAAGCGCGGGTTTTTTATTGTCTGCATTTTATAAAACTCTGCAAACGTCATTCATTGAGTGGCGTTGATAGAGATTTATATAAGTTCTTGGCCTCGGCGGTATCGGTGGCCCACGGGAAAATACAAAATTAACCAGAGGAATGTTCTAAATGGCAGTCGAGAACGCAGTTTACTCCATAACTGTTCATCTGGATTCAGGTGCAACGCTTAACGGCTATGTATACCAAGGTAACGCAATTGATGATGGATTCTGGCTCACCTATTCCAGCACGGCAGACATGGGGAGCGCGGTAGTAGTCAGTCGTGAAAAAATCCAATATATCGAAATCACCGGAGTGGTAGACACAGCATGCGCCAGCGCCCATGGTGTCGGTGATCTGAGTGGTTCGTCATTACGTTGGTGCGGGTGCAATAAATTTTCAGTAGCTAACTATACCGGCATGACCGTTCACCAACTTCGTCAGCTTCAGAAAGACCTGATAGAAGAGTACATGAATAACCGCGACATAGAGTGGTTTTCGGAGCAATCGAGGCTGATTGATTCCGCTACACAGATAGCCTACTTGAAAGGACGATATTAAAGGAAAGGACATGGCGGCTAAAAAGAAAATGGGTCGCCCCTCAGATTACTTACCAGAGGTGGCAGACGACATATGCGCATTGCTCGCCGGTGGTGAGAGTCTTAGAAAAATATGCGAACGACCGGGCATGCCTGGAAAGGCGACAGTGTTCAGATGGCTTCGTGAAGAGACTGACTTTCGAGACCAGTACGCACGCGCACGCGAGGAGCAGGCCGAGGCTCTGCTCGAAGAGGTTCTTGAAATAGCTGACGGCTGCGTGCCGGATGCGGCTGAGATTGCCAAGGCAAAACTGCGCGTAGACACCCGTAAGTGGTACATCACCAAAGTGGCACCGAAGAAATACGGCGACAAGATCACCACAGAGCTGACCGGTAAAGACGGCGGTCCTATTCAGTATTCAGATATCACCGATGAAGAGCTTGAGGAAAGGTTAAAGGAGTTGGGGCATGGCAGGAACAAGTCGCAGCTCAATGAGAAACTTGCAGACTCTTGAGGCGTTTAAACAACGACAAATTGAGAGAGCGAGAAATAGCCTTTTAGATTTCACCCTGTATACAAACCCACTGTATGAGACTGGCTGGTTTAACGAGTTGCTGTTTGCAGAGTTAGACCAGTTTTTAGTTGATGCGGAGGCTGGGCTGATGCCTCGCCTGATGATATTCGCACCTCCGCGCTCGGGCAAAAGTGAAGCGGCATCACGTCGGTTTCCCGCGTATGTTCTGGGTAAGCATCCGAACTGGAATGTGATCGCCTGTTCCTACTCGTCAGATTTGGCTAACAGGATGTCCCGCGATACACAGCGAATAATAACATCCACTCGGTACAATGAAATATTTCCCGAAACTAACTTGACTCTCAGCCGGGCCGGGGCGGGTGGTGCAATACGCACTGCTGAGTTATGGGAAATAATCAACTCCAAAGGTGATATCCAAGGCGGCTCATATCGTGCTGCAGGCGTTAATGGCGGCATCACTGGTCAGGGTATGAATATCGGTATCATTGATGACCCTGCCAAGGACTACAAAACTGCATCATCAACGGTGTATCAGGAATCAGTTATCGACTGGTACGACACCACATTCTTTACCCGTGCTGATCCGAAGATAAACGGAATAATCATCATCCTCACCCGTTGGCATCAGAACGACCTTGCCGGGCAGTTACTGAAACTTGCTGAATCCGGCGGGGAACAATGGCGGGTTGTCAGTTTCCCGATGGAGGCTGAAAATCATGAAGTCCATGAGCTTAACGGGAAGAAATACAGCCTGAGAAAGCCCGGTGAAATCCTCTTTCCTGAGCGCATGCCCTGCAAGTTTGTTGATAAAGCCAAGCAACGCGGCTCTCTGGTATGGAATGCCCTGTACCAGCAGCGCCCTACGGCAAAAGGTGGTGGCCTGATTAAATCCGAGTGGTTCGGTGAATACAAAGAGCTGCCCCCGCTTAAATGGCGGGCTGTCTATGGGGATACCGCGCAGAAAACGAAAGAAGTTAATGACTTCTCCGTGTTTGAGCATTGGGGGCTTGGCGTGGATGGCTACATGTATCTGATAGATATGATCCGGGGCAAGTGGGAAGCCGATGAATTAAAGCGCAGAGCTACGGCGTTCTGGAATTCGTGCAAATCACTTAAAAATGGACCACTCAGGCACATGGCGATAGAAGATAAAGCGTCCGGCACCGGCCTGATACAAAGCATCCGCAAAGATGCGTTATGTCCGGTGAAAGCCATTCAGCGAGATAAGGATAAATACACCCGATTGATGGACACACAGGGCTTCATCGAGTCCGGCTACATCAAATTACCAGCAGACCGGCCTTTCGTCAGTGACTTCCTTGTTGAGATGGAATCAATCAACCCCGATTTTAACACGCATGATGACCAGTTAGATCCAATGATGGATGCCATCACTGAGATGAAAGTTAATGCTGGCCTTCTCTTTAATATTCCAGACGAGATACTCCGATGAGCAAGAGTAAAAAAACACAACAGCCTGTCGGAAAGCCACCGCTCAGGATTAGTGAGATTGATTTAGAAAAGGCTTCCGTGTCGGGTGAAGAAAAAAAATTCGCTGAATTTAAGCGGTACGAGCCTTTGCCCGGAGTGATACCGGAAGCCAAAAAGGATGCTGTACTCGCAATGGATGCCACTCCGTACGATATGTTAAATAACATGTCTATTGGCGATGAGTACTCCGGCTTTCGTGGTTACCCTCAGCTTGCGGCAATGTCTCAGCAGGTAGAGTACTCGAACATGCACAGCGTATTTGCTGATGAGATGACCCGTAACTGGATTGAGGTTAAAAGCAGGAAAGAGGGTGACCCTGGAATTGAAGTAATGGAACAAGCGCTGATTAAATACGATGTGAAGCGCCTGATTCACGAGGCGGTCAGACAGGATTCACAATACGGCGTGGCACATATCTATATTGATACCGGCGCTAAAGCTGACGATGAACTGGAGAAGCCGTTATTTCTTGACCCCCGAAAAATACCTCAGGGGGCACTGAAAGGTCTGCGTGTCGTCGACCCAACCTGGATTTATCCGGCAATGTACAACACACAGTGGCCTCTGGCTGATAACTTCTACAAACCGAGCGCATGGTTCGTAATGGGGAAAACGGTTCATGAATCGCGATTTAATGACATTGTGAGCCGCCCTGTTCCTGATATCCTCAAGCCGTCCTATAACTTTGGCGGATTATCTCTGACTCAGTTAATGGAGGACTACGTTGTAGATTGGCGCGATGCCAAGAAGAACGTAATTAAGATACTCCGCACGCTGAGAATGAGAGCGCTTAAAACGGATATGGATGCTCGCCTTCAGGTTCCCGGAGAGTTCGATAAACGAATTAAGATGTTTACGAAATACCAGGATAACTTTGGTCTATGGGCGATAGATGTGCATGAAGACCTGCTTCACATGCAAACCTCGCTCAGTGAGCTTTCTAATTTGCTGTCAAACTACCAAGATCAGCTTTGCATTCCTTCCCGGATTACTAACCTGAAGCTGCTGGGTAACGCTCCGGCAGGTTTAAATGCTTCGGGTGACTCTGAGTTAGATACGTGGCATGAGACCGTATCAGGGTATCAGGACGGCAACCTAAGACGGCCTTTGGAGAATATCTTCAAGATTATTCAGCTCTCAGAATTCGGGGAGATCAAAGAAGATATTTACTTTGAGTTTAAGCCTCTCGATGAGATTAGCGAAAAAGAACGCGCCGAAATCACTAAAATTCGCGTTGATGCGGTGGCAGTGGCTGCTGATAGTCAATTGGTTAGTTCGGAAGAAGCCAGGGACGCGCTGAAAGGCATAGAGGGGGCTGGTTTCGAAAACCTGGATGGTGATTATGAGCCGGAAGACAACGAGACTTAAGCCGGTTAATTACAACGCTGGCAACATTAAGTGGTATCAGAAACAGCTGCTCGCCGAAATCAGAGATATGAATGATGAGGTTAAACGCGAAATAGTCAATGCTATTCGCGACAATCCTCTCGCTCAGGATGATAATTTGGCTATGGATGCAAACCCCGTCTCCATTATTAAATGGCTTTTGGATGCTCTGGCAAGAAAGTGGGTGGACCGGTTCATTAACAAGGCTCTTCCTGTTTCTGATGAACTGATGAATAAAACGCAAAGTGCGGTTGACAGGGGGCTATTGGCAGCTGCACGGCGTGAATCCATGACCATCAACATGCAATGGACTGATGCCATGCTTGAAAAGCGTGAGGCCATCATTGCAGAGAACGTCTCTCTTATCCGCTCCATCCCCGAGAAGTATTTCACCGAGGTGGAGGGCATGGTATATCGCGCTGTTGCCCGTGGTGGTGACAGAAAAATGCTTGCTGATGAAATAGAGCGCAATTTCGGTAAACGTCACGGAATTACACGACGCAGAGCTGAATTTATCGCCCGTGACCAGACTCGCAAGGCAACAAGTGCACTATCGGCGGCAAGGCAACAGGCTGCTGGTATCGTTGAGGCTGAATGGGTGCATAGTGGAGGAGGAAATAAGCCTCGTCACAGTCACGTTAAGGCAGGAAGGGAGAGAAAGCGATTCAGGCTGTCTGAGGGGTGCCTGATTGATGGCGAATATATTATGCCTGGGCAATTACCAAATTGCGGTTGTACGTGGCGACCCGTGTTGCCGTTTTAATAACAGATCACTTCGGTGATCTTTTTTTATGTCTGAATAAAGGTAAACCATGAAAGACGTGAAATTTGCCTTTGATAAAGCAAGTGTAAGGACTTACGACGATGACGGGATGATGCATGTTGCATTGACCCCAATCAGCAAGTCCAACGTTTGCATCTACTACGGCAAGGAAATACCAGACTCCGAGGCGCTGGGGCTGGAGCCGAATAAAGCCTATCGCCTGCTCCGCGATCCTGAAGAGCTCAGGAAAGCCGTCAGTACATTCAACAACAAGCCACTGCTCAATAAACACATTGGCGTAACCGTTATTGACCCACCAAAGGAGGCGATTGTCGGCTCTACAGGTGAACGGGCTGAGTTCGATGGCACTTACCTGAAAAACTCACTAGTGATATGGGATATCGATTCCATTCTCGGCGTGGAAACCGATAAGCAAAAGGAAATCTCCTCATCTTACCGCTACAGGCTTGATATGACGCCCGGCGAATATGAGGGCGAGGCTTACGATGGTGTCATGCGTGACATCGTTTGTAACCATGTGGCAATTGTGCCAAGTGGTCGGGCGGGTCCCGATGTGTTTGTTTATGACTCAAAACCTACAGGAAACATCCTAATGACACTGAAAGAAAAGCTGATGGCAGTCATCAAGCCATATTTGGCAAACGATGAAAAGCCGGACGAAGTTGAAAAGAAAGTCGATGAAGTCATCAAAGACGATGCGACACAGGCAGAAAAAGACAACGAATCTGAAGCTGAACGCTTAAAGCGCGAAGAAAAGGAACTCAAAGAGCGGGAAGAGCGCGAACGGAAAGATCGTGAACGTGACCGCAAGGCAGATGACAGCGACGATGACAAAGACGATAAGTCTAAAAAATCCGCTGACGATGAAGATGACGACAAAAAAGCCAAAGATAACAAAATGGCTATGGATGCCGCTATCAGCGCTGTCGAACGTCGTTTTATGGATCTTCGTCAGGCTGAGCGGGATGTTCGTCCGGTGGTAGGCGAGCTTGCCTGTGATAGTGCAGAAGAAGTTTATCGCACCGCACTGAAGCAAATGGGCTGCGAAGACCACGCCACCCTGCCGAGCGGGGCTCTTCGTTCAGTATTTAACACACTGGCAAAAGCGCCAACTATGGCGCAAGACTCTGCGCCTATTGCGGCATCTTCCCGCGACGCTGTTCGCAATTTCTTTGAGGGCAAATAATTATGGCATTTCAATCAAGTGTACGCACTTACTCCGGTGTGGGTCAGGAGGGGCAACCAGCCTCTAACAGCCCTATCATTGCGGCAGCGGGTGGCCCGGGTGCTTTCCAGGCCGGTGATAATGGCTTGTCTATGTGCCGGTTCGCATGGCGTGATACCGCCAACCCTAAACTTTTAAATAACACAGGTACGGGTAAGCCGGTTGGTTATATCTACAACAATGCCAACGCAACGATTGATTACCTGAAGAGTAACAGCCTGTTAATCCCTAAAGGCCGGGAAGCATCTCCGATTGTTGGTGGTGACTTCTGGGCGAAATCTGCAACGGCGGCTGTTGTCGGGCAGAAGGTCTTCGCAGTACTGGCTGACGGGACACTTAAAACGGGTGACGCAGGAGCAACCGTCGATGGCGCAGTTGAAACAGAGTGGTATGTTGCAAGTGCTGCCGCTGTTGGTGATTTATTCGTAATTTCTACATGGAGCAAAGCGTAATGGGACAATTAACTCAGGCTGATTTTTCAGCATTTAAGAAAGAGGCAGAATCCCGTGGTTTTTATCTGCCGCCATCTGTCACTCGTTTTGCTATGGATGCTGATGTTCAGCCGTCTATGCCTGCAAACGGCGGCATTCCGGCAATCGTCTCAACCTTCATTGACCCTGAAATTGTCCGCACTATTTTTGCCAAGCAAAAAGCAACCGATATTTTAGGTGAGAAGAAAAAAGGATCATGGGCGCAAGATACTATGCTGATTCAGCGCGTTGAGCAATCCGGCGATGTGGTCGCATACGATGACTACAGCGAGCAGGGGGCTAACCAGGTAACCAGCGCATGGGAAAACCGCCAGGTGTACCGCTATCAGACGATGGTCACTTATGGTGAGTTGGAACAGGAACGCTATGGCCTGGCTATGCTGCCGTATGTCGCAGAAAAACAACGCGCAGCAGCCTGGACAATGAACCAGGCGCAAAACAAGTTTTATTTTTACGGCGTTGAAGGTTTGCTGAACTACGGCATTCTTAATGACCCTGCCCTGCCTACCCCAATCACTCCGGCCACTGTTGGTGGCGCAGTTCAGTGGAAAGATAAGCAGGTTATCGATATTTATAACGATATTCTTGCTCTGTATGCCGATTTAATCGCCCGTACTAACGGCGCTGTTGGTGACGGCGTTGATATGGCCTCACCGCTGGTGCTTGCCATGAGCCCGACTTCTTCCGTTTGGTTCAAAAAATCCAACGAAATCTTCGGTAACTCAGTAGAGAAAATGGTTAAAGACACTTTCCCTAACCTTCGTGTCGAAGTTGCACCGCAGTATGACACTGATGCAGGTGAGTTGGTGCAGATGTTCGTAGAGAGCGCACAGGGTCAGGAAGCTGGTTACTGTGCGTTTAGCGAAAAACTCCGCGCTCATCCGGTGATCACCATGACATCAAGCTGGAAACAAAAGCATTCCGGTACAACATACGGCGCAGTTATCACCCAGCCGTTCTTATTCGCTCAGATGGTAGGGGTATAAAATGGCTAAGAAAGAAGTAACAGAGGGTGTTGCGGAAGGCACTGCATCGGCACCAGTTGTGATTACCAAACCGGAAATTTACGTTATTGGCTGCAAACTTCCGAACGGCCTGACTTTCCGGCATGAAGGTAAATCCATCACTCTGGCAGGGGCTAACTCGTCCCTGCTTCTTAATGGTTTTGGTATTACCCGCGATGTTCCTGCTGATGCCTGGGAGGCTTTTGAGAAGGCGTTCAAAGATCAGAAGATTATCCGCAACGGCATTGTGTTCGCTGTAACGGATTACGCCTCTGCTGAAGATGCCTCAAAAGAGCGCTCAGGTCAGAAAACAGGACTAGAGCAGGCCAGTACTAAATCAGCCGGAGTGGAGCCACTCACCGAGGATTAAGCATGGCAATTGTGGAGCTGAAAACAACCACGTTCCGCGCCATGTTCCCCGAGTTTTCCAATATTGCAGACGATTTGCTGCCTTACCTTTTCGATCAGGCCACCGATTACCTCGACAACACCGAAATGTCTCTTGTTGCACAAAGCGATAAGCGTGAGCGATTGCTCTATCTGCTCATGGCTCATTTGGCATACATGAGATACGGAGATAAAGACGGTAAAGGCGGCTCCGGCATGGTTGGGCGGGTATCGTCTGCAAGTGAGGGAAGTGTGTCCGTGTCTTCTGAACTTGGTCAGATTGAGTTCAGAAATGCATGGTACACGCTAAGCCCTTACGGAATGGACTACTGGCAGGCCACAAAGGTTTATCGAATGGCCACATACTATCCGGGGAGCATTTATGGCTAACGGTCTGGAAAAGTACCTCAATGATCTGGCAGAAAGGCTGGATTCACTGGAAGTCAGGGCTGGTTTTTTAGGGGGAGGTACTTACCCGGACGGTACCAGCATTGCAACCGTGGCATATTCCAATGAATACGGCGCCCCGGGGAACAACCAACCTCCGAGACCTTTCTTTCGTAACGCTATAAGCGAAAAGCAGGGTGAGTGGTCAGATGCTGTAGCGAGGGGGATTAAGGCTGGACTTGATGGCAGGGGCGTACTGGAAGCGGTAGGAGCAAAAATTAAAGGGGACATACAAACATCTATCGCTGAATTTTCAGATCCTCCGCTTAAAGAGTCTACTTTGAGGGCAAGGCGGACCCGTAAGGTAATGCCTAACTCATCAACAAAACCACTTGTAGACACCAGAGTAATGATTGGTGATGTCAATTATGAGGTGACAGATGATTAAAGTCCGCGCCCTCGCAAATACCGCAATCCAGTGTGTAAATAAAAACCTCCCTGCTGTGCTGATGGCTAACGACGGATATGAGACTGATGAGGCCGGAGCTACCACGCCGAAGTTTACCAGTCACGACATTTCCGTTCAGTTACAAAGCCTGAGCACACAAGACCTGGAACACCTAGGGGTTATCAACCAGCAGGGGCAGTTTATTTACGGCTACGCGCGCGGACAGATCTCCGCATTGCGCCGAGCCAAAAAGCAGGGCGCGGACAAACTCCGGTTCCGGGCATACGGTGAAGACGAAGAATCTGAATGGCTTGTCACTCAGGTTATTGAGTCCTATCCGTCATGGGTGAAGGTGCTGCTATGGCGACAATAAGCGTAACCGAGCGCGATATCTTTATCGAATTGCGTCGGTATCTGACTGAGTTATTCAGTTGTCCTGTGGCTCAGGGGTATCAGAACAACGTCCCGATTCCTGAAAATGGCATCGTTATGCACATGCTGTTTGAGCGTGATCTGGATTATACAGCTGATTACTGGAATCCGGCGGATGAGCAGATGACGGCGCAGCGCTCTGTTGAGGCTACGTTCCAGCTTGATTTTTACGGTGAGGAAGCAAACAGCCGCGCGCGTGTTGTCGCCAACCTGTGGAAGTCCTCCTACACCACCGACCGGATGACAAAGTGCCAGCCCCTGGACAACGGCCAGCCGAGAAAGGATGTGCTTGTTAACCAGGCGAATCAATACGAAAACAGGATGATGCTGGACGTCACTCTGCAATATAACCCCGAAACCTCCTATCACGTCGATAGTGTCGACGAAATATCCATTACCACTACCAATATCTAAGGTAAAAATATGCAATCAATTCCGGCAAGCAAGATTGTCAGTATCCTGCCCGGTGTCGTCGGCACTGGCGGTAATCCACTGGCGCTTAATGCGCTGTTTATCACAAAGAAACAACCCGAGGCCATGCTGGGTGTAAAAGCATTCGGCTCTGCTGATCAGGTTGGTGAGGTGTTCGGCATCAGCTCCAAAGAGTACGAAGCGGCTCAGGTTTATTTTAAGGGCTTTGATAACTGCACAGTACTGCCTGACACGCTCTATATCGCGTCTATGGTGACAGCTGCGCAATCAGCAAAACTGGTCGGTGCAAAAGTCCCTACGCGCCCACAGAACGATTTTAACCCGTTACCGCAGGGTCTGGCGCTGACCATTGACGGTAAACCGGTATCAGTCACCATTGAGGGTGATGTGAACAGCTATTCCTCTCTGGCCGCCGCAGTTGCTACGTCGCTGGGTGAGGCAGGAACATGCAAATATGACACCGGCGCAAAAGTGTTCGTCATTGAGGGTGCAACAAAAGGTGCTGTTGGCTCAATCACGGCAGCTGAGGGTGAGCTTGCTGAGTTCATGGGGCTGACTGAAGCTGATGGTGCTCAGGCAAACAACGGTATTAATGCCGATACCATTGAGGAACTGCTGCCGCGCATCACCAAAGAAACTACTAATTTTGTGTCAATCATGGCGATTGATTTTACGGCAGATGAGAAGCTCGCAATTTCCCGCTGGGTGGCAATGCAGAATGATCGCTACCTGCATGTTCTGTGTCAGACCGATAACACCAATGGTGAGCTGGAAACTATCAGCAGCGCCATCAAAGAGTCTGATATTGGCGGCACCTGTCTGTTTTACGGCAATCACAAACACGGCGCATTTATCTGCGGGTATGCGGCCAGCCTGAATTTCGATGAGCTGAACGGGCGTACCAATCTGGCGTTCCTCAGTCAGGAAGGCCTCACCCCGTCCGTAACCGATGATGCCACCGCCGACAACCTGATGGCGATGGGCTTCAATTTCTACGGCGCTTACGCCACTGCAAACGACCGCTTTATTTTCGCTTATCCGGGCTCTGTATCAGGAAAGTTTAAGTGGATGGACAGCTATGTCATTCAGGTGTTTTTCAACAGCCAGCTGCAACTTGCACTGATGACCATGCTGAAGAACTTCAACAGCATTCCGTACAACGATTCCGGACGTGCCATTCACCGCGCAGCTATGTCTGATCCGGTGTTCCAGATGCTTAACTTCGGTGGCATTCAGCCGGGCGTTGACCTGTCAGAGCAGCAGAAAAAGCAGATCAACATCGAGGCCGGGTTTGATGCGGCCGCACAACTCAATACAGCAGGCTGGTGCCTGAAAATTGAGAAGACACCGGCGCAGACACGCGGACTGCGCAAATCCATGCCGTTGAAACTCTGGTATGCCGACGGCGGCAGCGTTCAGCAGGTCAATCTGCCTTCAATCAACGTTCAGTAAGGGAGTAACACACTATGCCTATGGGTCATAACCCTAAAACAATTACCTCCGCTAATGCGGTGTTAATGCTGCGTTGTGAAGGCGTTTACGACGACTATATCCGTATTCAGGGCTTCCAGGCAGATAACGCGTGGGAGTTCGGAGAGGCGAATATCGGTGAAACGCGCATGGGGGTCGACGGTAAACAGTCCATCGGCTACACCCCGCATGAAACACCGTGGACGCTGTACCTTGAAGCCAACAGCGTGTCGACGCAGGTGATGGAGAATATCCGCAAAGACTTCAACAGCAATATGGAAACCCGCTTTATTGAGATTATCGTGGAAATGCCGTCAATCGGTAAGCGGTATCAGGGTAAGGGCGGAATGACAACAATGACCGGCGGTGCTAGCGGTAAGAAACTGCTCGATGGCACCAGCTACAACTTCAACATGGTATTCGAAGGGGCTGAGGAAATCTGATGGCACTGAACAGCAAAACAATCACTATCGAAAAAGGCCGTGATGCCGGGAAGATGTTTGTCGTTACTGAAATGCCGGTAACCAAGGCGGATAACTGGGCGATGAGAGCGATGTTCGCACTGGCTAATGCCGGTATTGATATCGGTGATGTCAGCCCGTCAATGGGGATGATGGGTATCGGCCAGGTGGCTATTAAAGCCCTTGCCAATATCCGCGCCGAAGTCGGCATCCCGCTGCTGAATGAACTGCTGGACTGTGCGCAGATTGTTCCGTCCGGCGGCAATGCACGACAAATCGAAGTGGATACAGATATTCAGGATATCACCACGCTGCTGTTGCTTCGTAAAGAGGCGCTGATCATCCATATCGGTTTTTTAATGCAAGGCGGTGGGTCAGATTTGAGCAGTTAAAAGCTGGTCTGCCGCTGAAGAAAGGAGTCCTGGCTGAACCGGTGAATGTCTCCGTTATCGTGAAGGATGTTGTCGAGTCCGGTTATGCCACGTACACGGAGCTTTCAACGGTGCTGGGACTTGAGGACGCAATGAACCTGCTCGAAATCCATCAGGTGAGCGAGTACAACAAGCGTCTCATTGAAGAGATACAGAAAGATAACAGGCCGTAAGGCCTTTTTCTTTTCTTTGAGCAAATATATAAAGGTGGCTAATATGTACATTCCGAATACAACGTACCTGGAGAAAGGAATGTTAATAACTTACGATGATATCAAAGAGGCGCAGTTGCGTCTGGATGAAAAAGTCAGAGAAAGAGCCGGAAAATTACAGCACTACATAGAAAAGCTTACTGTTGAATACGGCGGCTCTCTCAGGGTTCCGGGAGATCCGTGGCTTACAGGTAAAGGTCTGCTGTCTGATTTTGTTAAAGTCGGAGTCAGGAAGAATGGTGTTTTTGAGGAAATGCCGTTATCAATGCTATCAATGGATAGTCTTCGTGACATTCACTTTAGCTTATGCACTGTCATCGACAGCGGTGATGTGGAAGGGAAGGCGCTCTACGTTGTGGATATGTCTATTTCCATGAATGATGGGAAAGTGTGTTTTTGCGTGGCAGGTCACGCGAAAGAGATTACCATCTGGATGCCTGACTCCACTGGTGCGTTTCATGAAGTGTGCGCCGTGGTAAAATCTATCATTATGAAAGGGTTGAAAGACCCACGGCTGGATTAATCAGAATCAACCAACACCAGGGTCGCAATAGCGGCCTTTTTTTATGGGGCAAATATGGCGACGATAATTGACGCGCTGGTTGTGACGCTGAAGCTTGATAATCGCGGATTCAGCAATGAAGTGAAAAAAGCGACCGCAGAGAATGACAAGTTGTCAGCAGCAATCGACAACGTCAGTGATTCGTCTGCCGACCTCACTATCACCATCAAAAACCAGGCTGACGAAACCAAAAAGGCAGCGAAGAAGCAGGACGACTTCACGAAGTCCATCAACAATGGCATCAAAGCAATTGGTGCTTTATTCGCAACAATCATAGCATCGTCCGGCCTGTCAAAACTCATCTCTGAGATACAGAAAAGCAATGACCAGCTTTACTTCCTGAGTAAAAACCTCGGCATGAGCGCCACTGAGATTAAAAAGTGGCAGAACATGGCTGAGATGTCCGGCGGCTCTGCGGATGGTATGGCGGCGAGCATGTCAAACCTCAGCAAATCGCTGTGGGATTTGGTCACTATCGGGGATTCCTCGGTGCTGCCGTACTTCAATGCGCTGAATGTCGGTGTGGTGGACTCTGGCGGCAAGCTGCGCGACCTCGACGCTATACTGCTGGATGTGTCCGACAGTCTTTCCGGTATGTCCCGACCGCAGGCGTACAACATTGCGAAAAACATGGGCTTTGATGAGGGGACGATTAATACCCTGCTGCAAGGCCGTGATGCAATGCAGGAAATGCTGGACACGCAGCGCGGACTGGTTATCTCCAGTGAGGAAGAACTGGAAATCAGCCGTCAGCTTAACAAACAGAATGCGAAGGTTCGTCAGGGCTGGGAGGGGCTGAAAACCCTGCTGGCAAACTACCTGATGCCGTCACTGCTGAAATTCTCCGAGATGGTAACCGGAGTGCTGATGTTCCTGAATAAGAACCGCGATACCGCCGTGACGCTGTTTAAGGGAATTGGTATAGCGATAGGCTTGTTCCTCATACCGATGGCGCTGAAAGCCGCTACTGCGTTTATGGCGATGTTTGCGCCTCTGTTCGGCGGTGTTGGATTAATCCTGCTGCTCGGCCTTGTGCTGGCCGGTCTCTATGATGACTACGAAACGTGGAAGAAAGGCGGGGATTCCCTGTTCGATTACTCCGGGTGGGAAGAAAACATAGAGATGGTGCTGACCGCGCTGAAAGACCTGAAAGATTGGTTCAAGGACACAACAATCGGAAAGTGGTTCACAGATCAGGACGGCAACCTTGAAACATGGAAAGTGGCGCTCGGTGCTTTCGGCCTGTGGTTTGCCGGTAAGTGGGTTGTCGGGATTACCGGCGGATTGCTGAAAATAGGTGCTGGGTTTCTCGCAATGTTCGGGTGGCCGGGGCTATTGGTCGCCGGACTGGTGACAGCTCTCGGATTATGGCAACTGAAGCTGAACGAGCTGGATTTATCCCCATTAATGACGGCTGCGGCAGAGGCAAAGATTAAATTCGATGACCTCACCAAGAGCATCAATATGTTCCGCGATGCCAAAAACGGAATTGATAAAGTTCAGGCCGGTATCCGTGCCGGTAGTGAGATCATTCCGGGCGGCAATATTTTTAAGGCAGGCATTGATAATAAGATTGTTGATAAGGTAATCGACAAGGTCAGGAAAGACGGATTTCTGAAGTCACTTAATGACGCTGCGGTTGGGGCTTATTCTTACCTTGCAAGCGGGAAGTCATCCAACTCCTCTGGTTTTACTGCGACTGGGGTTGAGGTTCCAAACCAAGATAAACGCATCTACAAGACCACTAATGGTGATGTCATCAGAGAGGGCGGGTCAAGGGCTTGGCGCAACAATAACCCGAGCAATATGATATGGGGGGAGGGTGCCAAAAAATTAGGTGCGATTGGGCATGATTTTAATGCTCAGGGTCACGTCATGGCGATATTTCCGGACAAAGAAACTGGGGATAAAGCCAGGGAGTGGATGCTGTTTGAAAGTAACTGGGCTAAGCAGCTTGCCACTAAAAGTGACTACGGCGCTGGGCTGGGATATAGGGACAAAACTCTGTCCCAAGCACTGGCGAGCCACTCCCCACCAGAGGCGGCAAATGATACCGCTGCATATATCCGCGACGCATTGGCTGCGGTTGGCGGAAAAGATAAACACATGGGTGATTACACAAGCGATGAGCGTAGGGCGATACTCGACATCATTGATAAAAAAGAAGGTTGGGGCGTTGGTAAAGAATATGCTGCTAATTCTCCCAAAAATATTAATGCAGAGAGGTTGCTTGAAAATATCGCCGCCTTTAACCAGCAGATCTCGCAGCCGCTAACGCCAAATGCAATGCCCGGCATTCAGCAAACAATGGCAAATTCGCAGGCGCTACAATCAGGCTCTAAATCGATCACGTATAACATTGATTCAAAGGTTGAAAACTTAAATGTGAATACCTCTGCGTCAACAATTAGCGGTACAGTTACTGATGCTCGTGATGCGTGGAGGGGTGACCTGTTCCAGACGATCACCCCGATGAGCTGATTTGCTTTGTTTTGCAATAACTAGGTGGCACAATGTACTGAAACAATTCAAAGGGAGTTTCTCATGTTTAAGTACATTTGTGCTTTATCTGTTCTTCTTTCTGGATATTCGTTTTCAGCAGTAAACAATAATGACACGGGGTTGTACCGAGATAACAATTACAATGTGTTAGCTTTAGCTGGCGGATATAATTGTGGCGTTTATTCGTTACCCAAGAATATTGAAAATATTGATGATTACAATAATGTCAGGATTGGTTCAGCAGTGGTAGAAATAACCCCATACAGCGGGGATAACAGTGTCATGGTTAACGTCAACCTTGATACAGGCGTGACAGTAACCTCTCCGCGACTTCCCGTTGTAAACAAAAGCTCCACTGGCACTATTTATGCTGTAAAAAATGAAGATCTGTTCTTCATGTATGGCGCAACTGAGTCGGAAGGAATTGGCATTTTTATTCAGGATGAAAGGGAAGGTAGTGAAAAAAGTCTGCGTATTGCTGGATGTAAGTACGCCAAGGAATAAGCGCTAAGTGATGAGGTTAATAATGATTAAACGCTTACTTATTGTTGCCACTGTGTTTGCTCTTTCAGCCTGCACAATCAGTAATGATCCTCACTGGGGAAAACCAAAGAAGCCAGAATACCCAGCATACATACCAACTGACGGGACATATGCATGCGTATACGATGTGGAAACAGAAACCGGACAGTCTCTACTTATAAATAACGTTAGAACTAAAAAGCCACCATTGGCCGTCCTTGGCGTGAAGAAAATCAGCGACAGCAAAATTGCAGCAAAACTACAGCTTGATACCGGTGCTGAGTTTGAGGGTTATAATTTGGTTAGATTAGTGCCGGAAAAAGGGAGCACAACTTACCAACAGTCACCATCGCCAAAAGATATGGCTAATTCTTACTATTTCTTGGGTGTTATATATGCCACTGATGAAAATATGGACGTTATTGGGTTGTCTGCATTCTATCAGGATGTATCCTCACCAGTAGGTATCAGTGCTCACTGCGTGGAACCATCAAAATTCAAGGAAATGATACAAAAACCAAATTACGGAATGTATCAGTATTGAACGACTAAGCCCCGGAAGGGGGCTATCCGGTGCTGAGTTGTGTGGTGTGGTAGACAGGGTAAAATCGAACAGATCGGAACGAACCGGAACAGTCTGAAACGGCTCACATTGACAATAAAAAACAGTAAAAAACAATAAAAGATTACACAACCAAGGTTGTACTCAGGGTTCAAAATCACTATATTACATACAAGGATTACTTGCAGGTAATCCCCTAAGCTTTCGAGCAATGCAGTATAGTTGAGATGTGTTGGTGCAAGAAGCACGTCCGAACTTGTTATCGTGTTATCCATTATAACACCTGCGTATGCACTCTTGTAAGCTACTGTAGCTAGGAGGAATTATGATTAAATTCATTCGTGACGAGTTTGAAGGTTTCTAAACTAAACCATGCAAATTGCATCGACGGGGCCGAGAGGCTCCGTTGTCATATGAGGGGTAAGTAGTGGCTGGTGATGCGTCCATCGTTGAAAAGGTCTCTGCTGTTTCTAATGAGGCATCTGTAGTTATTGGAGAATATTGGCAGTATGCTGGTGTTATAGCCCAGTGCGTTAGTGCAATAGCTGTTGTCGTTGGTGCATTTATTGCTATCAGGACGACAACCAGAACGTTGAATGCCAATGCCCAAACAGCATTACTGGCTCAACAGGCTCATGCGGATACAGCTAAAAAAACTCAAACTTCGATATTTTTATTTGAAAGTCGCCACGACCAAGGGTTTATAGATGGCCTCAATGTATTAAGAGAGAGGAATGAATCAGGGAAGTCATTCAGGGCTTATATCTATCCATGCGAAGGTCAGACTGAAGAAGAAAAAGAAGCAGACAAAATTGAGAAGAGAAAAATAGGTTATTACCTTAATTTTTTTGAAAGGGTCTCAGTGTCTATAAAAAATGGCATTTATGATGAGCTAATGCTGAAGCAGGTTCTATATAATACAGCCATAAAAAATTATGACGTCGCCGAGCCTTTTATTAAAGCATTAAGAGAGCTGCATGGCAGTAAAACCTATTATCAGGAATATGAGTGGTTGGTTGATAGGTGGAAGCGAGATCCTCTGGAAGTTAATAAACCACACTAAGACCCGCTCAGGCGGGTTTTTTGTTGCCTGCTGATCCACCGAGCTACCATTGATTTAACAGCACTTTCCACGTAATAACCTCATAAACTGATCCCCGCTTAACTGCGGGTTTCGTCGTTGGAGAAAACCATGTTCGGACTACCGGAAATCCCCAACTGGAAGGGCATTCCAGACGCTGCGTTAGATGCCGGAATCAGCTTCGGCGGTGCAACACTCATCAATAAACTATTCGGCAACTATTGGGGGATATTCAATCAGTACGGCGTTCCGCTTCTGCTGGCCGATAACGTCCTGTCATTGCAGTACCAGAACACAAGCCGGGTCGTAAGCGCTCCGATTGAGAAAGGCACATTTGCCAGCTACAACAAAGTTGCTGACCCGTTCAAAGCCACTGTGCAGCTAAGTAAGGGCAGCGGCGGTGCGCTGGAACGTGGCGCATTCCTGGCTCAGCTTGAAATCCTCGCCAAAAGCACCCTGAAGTTTATCGTCATCACGCCGGAGTATGTCTATAAATGGGCGAATATAACCGGTTACGACCTGGTACGTGAAGCCCGAGACGGGGCAACGCTGATTAAGGTGAACGTGCATCTGGAAGAAATCCGCGAAGTCACCGTTAAGTATGACGAGGAAAAAGTAAAAAATCCGGATGATGCCAAGAAAAAGGATGCGGGTGATAAAACTCAGGCGGCTGAATCTGGCTCGATGGAGGGAACGCTAACAGAACTTGAGAAGATTTGGGATGACCCGGATAAATCATATTTCAAAAAGGGATTTGATGGTGGTGCCATCCTTTGGCGGGGCATAAAAAATACCTGGGGGGAAATCAGCAACATCGGAGAAGAGACAAAATTTATGGTTAACCAGATAACCGGAGGCTGATGTGATAACAGAAATCCCCCTTTCACCGACACCGAACCAATCACTCTCATTCATTCTCGGCGGCAGCACCTACGACATCACACTCGAATCCCGGCTCGATAACCTTTTCGCTACCGTGGTGAAAGACGGTGAATATCTGGCATGCAACCGCATCTGCCGGAATATGACTTACATCTGCCAGTGGCTGATATTTGCGGACACGGTGGGTAACACAGACCCAGTTTATACCGGCCTTGGCTCACGATACAGGATGGTGTGGATAGATGGCATTTAACCGGAAAGTAATAAGGCTGACTCTTACCCTGAACGGGAAAGATGAGTCATTCACATCAGACAGCCAGAACAAGCTGGAGGCTGTCGGGCTGCGTATCAGTGCGGAAATTAACTTCGGTAACGGGATGCCTGCACCATCTGCCAGGCTGCGGGTTTATGGCCTTCCTGCTGAGACGATGAATAAATTACTGCGGATTCGGTGGAAGGATTTGGATGGTCTGCGCGACAGCGTCATGGTTGAAGCTGGTGATCAGGGTGAAGACCTCATAACCGTATTCAAGGGGGGTATAACGTTTGCCTACCCTGATTATGCAGAAGCGCCCAATGTTTCCCTGATTATCGAGGCTCAGACTGCTGTCCTTGAGGCCATGACACCGAGTGATGCTGAGAGCTATGAAGGCACTCACGATGTCATAAACATCATGGGGAACGTATGCAGGCGCATTGGTTACACACTGGAAGACAACGGAGTTAAGCAGCCGCTTGAGAACGTTTATCTCTGCAATACCGACATCAGCAAAATAAAGTGGCTGGCAGAGGCTGCAAACCTAGATCTGTATGTTGAGCAGGGGAATATCGCCGTCACCAAAAAAGGACAGCCAAGGAAACTTAAAATTCCTGTTGTTTCCCCTGATTCTGGCTTAGTTGGCTACCCGACACCGACAAAAGAAGGCGTTCAGTTCAAGTGTTTTTACGATCCGATTATTCGCTTTGGTGGCCTTGTCCGCATCAAAGACAGCATTGTTGAGCGGTGCAATGGCGACTGGATAACCTACGGTGTCCGCGTAACACTGGAGACAGAAACAGAAGGCGGGCGGTGGTTCATGGACGTTTCAGCATACCCAAGGGGGCAGGATGAAATCGCAGTCAAACGATAATCTCAAGCTTCCGTTCTGGCCGCAGGATTTGGCGGGCGGTGTCCGGTCTCAGGAGATGATAATCAACAACCTGATCGGGAAAATGGGAACAGTAACCATCTGTAAAATCGTGAAGGTGAAAGGCGGCGGAACTGGCACGGTCGGAATGGTTGATATCCTGCCGATGGTGTTGCAGATGGATGCAGGCGGAAATATTTACGAGAACGCGGTTATCTACAACGTGCCTTACTTCCGGTATCAGGGCGGTGCAAACGCGGTGATTATTGACCCGAAGCCCGGGGATATCGGAGTTTGCCTGGTATGTACCCGCGATATCTCCAGAGTGAAACGCACCAAAAAGCCAGCCGCGCCGGACAGTCACAGAAAATTCGACTGGTCGGACAGTCTGTATATCGGCGGTATTCTGAACGGAGCACCGGCGCAATACATTCACTTTCTGGAAAGCGGAATTGACGTTGTGTCGACCGGCGTTATCACAATGAAAGGCACAGAAATAGTGCTGGACGCTCCTGTACGAACCACAGCAGCAGTGCAGGCTGCTCTGGATATCACCGACAACACTGCATCAGGAAACAGCCAGACAATGGCCTCTATGCGCGTTATTTACAACGGGCACACCCATCACGAGAACGGCCAGGGTTCAGACACCAATAAACCGAATCAGCAGGCTTAATATGAAAACACTTTTTGTTCACCCTGACACATGGGATTTAACTCTCGACGTGTCGGGGAATATTGCCGTGGCTTCCGAGCAGTACGCGATAGCGCAGTCCGTCGCGAACAAGTGCCGGGTGTTCATGAAAGACCTGTACTACGCGCAGGAGGACGGCATTCCGTACCTTGAGGAAATATTAGGGCGCAACCGGTTCTCATTGTCGCTGTACCGGCAGTATCTTCAGGACGCGGCTCTTTCGGTGCCGGGAGTGGTTACCGCAAAGGTCGAACTCAGCACGGCAAATGACAGGGTTGTGCGCGGCCGCATTTTATTCACTGACACCAACGGGAGAGAGGGGGTATTAGAATTATGATCCCACCGGTTGAGATAACCCCGAAAGGGATACTGGCACCCACCACACAGGAAGTCACCGCTGGTCTGTGGCAGCTTATGCGTGGGTGCTTTGGCGACAACATCAACACTGATGCAGATACACCGCAGGGGCAGTTGGTCACCACACTGACCGCCATTATCACTGATGAACGAAACTTCATGATCGGGTTACTGAACAGCTTCGACCCGCGCTATGCATCCGGCACCATGCAGGACGCCATCGGCTATATCTACTTTTTACAGAGAAAGCAGGCGACACGCTCAGTCGCTGAATTAACCTTTACCGGCCTGTCCGGAATGACGGTTCCCGCCGGTTTTGAAGTGCAGGATGAGCAGGGGCGGACATGGTTCACGAATGCGGATGACACCATAAAAAGTACCGGCACTGTGATTGTTAATGCCAGTTGTGCCGATGCCGGAAGTAATGACGCTCCCGCAGGGACAATCAACCGTATCACCCGCAACATTACCGGTGTTGATTCGGTGACCAATGAAAAAGCAGCCATCCCCGGACGCAACGCAGAGTCCCGCCAGGAGTTTGAATTCCGCAGACAGCAATCTGTGGCGATTAACGGCAAAAATACCAATCAGGCTACGTACGGCGCAGTGTCCAACATTAAAGATGTTATTGACTGTTATGTTATTGATAACCCGACAGATGAGACAGTCACGGTGGGGAAAACAAATTACCCGCTCATCCGAAATTCAATCGCGGTTTCTGTCGTCGGCGGTGATGACGATGAAATAGCAAAGATGATCCTGACTAAAGCCGGTTCCGGGTGCTCATTTGTCGGCAACACCGAAGTGACATATGAGGATAAAGAAAACTTCCCGTACATGCCGCCGACATACAAGGTTAAGTTCATCAGGCCGGAGCATATCCCGGTAGAGTTTGTGGTGACTTTTGAGGATAAGCTGCTGCTGACCTATCAGGAGAAGGAGTCGGTTAAATCAGCCATTCTGGAAGAATTCAAATCAGGGCGCGGTAAAGGACAGATAGCGCGTCGGCTTATCGCCAGCGATTATATCTGCACTGTGGCTCAGTCTGCGGCCAACAGGCTGTTGTCGGTTCAGGTGAGCAGGAAGGACGGCCAGATTGGCAATTATGTTGATTTCGGTATTGATGAGTTTCCTGTGCTATCGCCGGACGATATAAGGATAGAGTGATGATTGACATCAGAGAAACATTGCTCAGTCAGTATGCCAACTCCCCCGCCATTACCACCATCCTTAAAAAATCCAACGAAGCCATAGACCCGAGGCACAGTGCGGATGAGTTCTATAATCTGGCCGTTAACGTTCTGACGGCCCAGGGTTTCGGTCTGGACATCTGGGGGCGGATTGTTGGCATTGGCCGCGGGATATCGATACCTGATCCTGATGCTGATTATTTCGGGTTCGACGGGACTGAGAAATATCTGCCATTCAACCAGGCTCCGTTTTTTGGTGATATCAACGGCCAGGCATCCTATCAGATGGATGATGAGACCTATCGCGAGGTCATCATGATGAAGGCGTATGCGAATATATTATGCGCCACAGCCCCTAATATTAATTCATTTTTGAAGGCTTCATTTACCCGTGGCCGGGCGTATTACCTCATCACCGGACACATGACAGCGAGATATGTATTTGAATACCGGTTATCAGAATTAGAGAAAAATCTTATCTACAACCACAACATTTTACCTCGCCCGAGTGGTGTTGAAATAAGTATCAATGAATTGCCGGTCAATGAATATTTCGGGTTCTACAAAACCGGATTCCAGCCTTTCAGTCAGGCTCCTTTCATGAAATAG